GGCTTAGATGAGGGCGATGATTGGAAAGATCAGAAGACTTGGTTTAAGGTAAATCCGATGCATGGCATTTCTATTAATGCTGAAGCAATCGAGCAAAGGGTAAAAGAAGCGCAGTCTAAACCATCCTCTGTAAACGAACTTTTGTGTAAGACATTTAATGTTTGGGTATCTGCTAACTCAGCTTGGATAGACCAAACTAAGTGGGATAGTGCGCCACAAGGAAAACCCGGAGCAACACCTGAAGCCACTTTTATAGCATTTGACTTAGCGGCAACTAGGGACTTGAATGCTGTTTGCACTTTGCATCGATATACTGAAGACCAGTTCTATGCCGAGTTTAAATTCTTCTTGCCTGAAGATAGCTTGGACTTTATTCCAATGCACTATAAGCCAATCTTTGAACAAGCTGTTCAGCGAGGTACACTCAAATTAACTCAGGGTAATGTGGCTGACTATGTAGAGATTGAGCATCATATTTGTGAGCAAACAGAATTGTACAATGCCAAAGAAATCGGGTTCGATGCATGGAATGCCGCCGCTTTAGTAAGTAAACTTTATGAGCATGGTTTACCTGTAAAGAAAATTGGACAAGGTATGGCTGTTTTAAATAACCCATCAAAACATCTAGAAAAGTTAATATTAAGTCAGTCTATCTATCATGATCATGATCCTTTTGTATCATGGCAGATAGGAAACTGTGAAGTTTATGAGGATGTCAATGGAAATAAGAAAGTAAGAAAGAATTCTGCCGATCCATCTGCTAAAGTTGATGGTGTTATTGCTATGATTATGGCATTCCATTGCTCACTAGATAATCCATTTGTATCAAATAGTTTTGGATTTAGATCGTTTTGATGTAAAATAATCTGAAACTGGGAGAAATTCATGGGAATATTAGACATTTTCAGTAGAAAAAAAGGCACTCAAAATGAGTCTAATACCCTATTTGGTCAGCAACAATTAGGTAATCAAGTTGCATTAATTGGCGATTCAGGCAAATTAGTTGGCAGTACTCAGTTTCTTTATGTAACTACAGCCAGTACTACTGCCGCAGGTAGAAGTGTCAACATTACTGAATTAAGTCAGAATTCTACTGTTATGAGTTGTGTTGCGGTTAAGGCAAGAACTTTGGCACAATGTTCAATGAATGTTGCATACAAAGATGAAGCCGGTAATTTTGTCGATGCGCTTAAATCGGACAAAGTTGGTGTCCGGGATAAGAATAAAGCTAGGCAAGTAACCAATCTTCTACAAAACCCTAATAATTTTCAATCACAATATGAGTTCTTTTATCAATTGTGCCAATGGCTTGATCTAACTGGTGAAACCTTTACCCTTTTATGGCGAAAAGATTTAAATGATCCTAATCAGACTCCATTAGAAATTTATAACCTAGACAGTACTCTAATTACAGCAAGATTAAGTCCAACTAGATACCCTAGTTATGTTTTATCTACTTCAACTTATGGATTTAATAATAATAATCCTCTTGAATACTTTCAAGTTATCCATTTAATGGATCAGTCTTGGCAAGGTAATGCCGGTTTAAATAAAGGCATACTTGCTACAGAATTAGTTGCGCTAGATCAAGATATTGATATGTATGCAAACTTTGTTATGCAGAATGGGGCAAAGCCAAGTGGCTTATTTAGGACTGAGCAAGTAATTCCTGACGGCAAATACAAAGAAGTAGCAGGTCGGCTCAAAGAAGCATGGGCAAACATGACAGGCAGTAAGAATTCTGATTTAAGTAAGCCCGGACAGGGTATGTTGCTCGATCAGGGCATGACTTTTGAAACAGTTAAGATGCTTACCTTGCAGGATGTTGATGCAGGTAATCTAAAGACTCAGACCATGAAGCGAATCTGTGCTTTGTTTGGAGTGCCACCACAAATGTTAGGCATTAGTGAGGGTAAGTTTAACAATACTCAAACATTGCTTGATGAATTCTACAAAACAACAATGTATCCAATGATTATTAACATTGAGCAAAAATTTAAGACATCATTATTAAAAGGTTATCCAAATCTTTATATTCGATTTGATACTAAAGATTTCTTAAAGGGTGCGCCACTTGATCAAATGAATTTTGTTACAGCAGGAGTTAATGGTGGGATTATTACTCCAAATGAAGCAAGAGAATATATGAATATTCCAAAAATTGATGGTGGAGATGAGTTGGGTGGTAAGTTGGCTGATTCAAAAGCTATAGGTGGTTCTAGTCCGCAGGATACAGGAGGCGGTGGTGGAAATCAAACTAGGAAGATGAACATTGGACAATAAATTTGACATATTTAAAGAAATAAACAAGATATTTACTTCACAAATTAAAAAGAGTAGTGTTAAACTACCTAAAAAGCGAGAAGTAACTCCTAAAATACAAGATAATAATCAATCGATTAATAATGGGGTTATCCATGATACAAAATCTCAATCTACTTTGTGAAGCTAAATTATCATTGGGAGTCTCTGCCGATGAGGGCATGAATCCTAGTGGCATGATAGAGGCAAAGGTAACCACTTGGGGTGCTAGAGAGGGCGCAGACGGCAGAAGATTTAATTATCAGCCGGATGGCTTTAAAGCATGGGCTGATGAATTTTCTAAAGCCGGTAAACCACTTCCAATGTTTCTTAATCACAATGACATGGGAATGCCTGTTGGTCAATGGGATGAAGTCATGTTTGAGAAAGATGGAATGAGTGCCAAAGGTCGTTTATATATGAACACAATGGCAGGGTCAGATTTATATCAAGTTTTAAAGGAATCGCCAAGGATGTTTGGCGGTGTTAGTGTTGGTGCTTATGCAGATGAAGCCATTATGGTGGATGCAGAGGGAAATCCACTAGGAGAAGATGATGGCGATGAGGGATATTTTCAAATTACCAAAGGCGGTCTTAGAGAAGTTTCGGTTGTTATGTACCCGAACAATCCAAATGCTGAAATCCAAAAATTAGAGTGTTTTGATGCCGATGGGCATTTAAATCCTCGCCAAGTTGAGGAAGTCCTGCGAGAAGCCGGATTATCTCGAAAAGGTGCGACCACCGCATCTTCTGTCTTTAAGAAATTGCTTGATCAGCGAGATGTTGATAAGAAATCTCTTAAAGAAGCCCCAACTCAGAGTGAAGCTGAAGCGGTGGTCAATGAAGCCGATAGTCTTCTCGAAGCTTTAAAGCAAAGAGAATTATTAAAGGCATTATCTAATCGCATCAAATAGGAGAATTCAAATGAAAGAAGTTATCGAAAAGTTAGACACAATCGAGGCACAACAAGTTGCTAAGATTGAAGAAGTTAAGGCAGAAGTTGCTGTTAATTTAGAGTCTGTTAAAGCAGAAATCTCAGAAAAGTTTGATGCTCTAGAAGCTAAGATTGCTTCTGTACAAGCACCTGCTGTTGTTACTACTTACAAGACTTTAAGCCAAGAAATTAATCGTTCTGTAAAAGAGCAAGTTCGTGATTTTTATAAATCGAATAGTCGCACAGAAAAAGAAATTAAGATGTTTGAATCTGTCGATCAGTATGATTCGTTTATGAAAGAATCCTCACAATTAGGTAATCCTGCCGGTTATGGATCAGGCTACAATGTCGGTGGTAGAACAGGATACGATCCAGTATTCGTTGCACTCCGTCAAACTAATCCACTTCGTGGAGTAAGCCGTTCTGTATCTACTGATGGTTCTGCTTATCAGTTCAGAGCCAAAACAGGAAATGCCGGAGCGCAATGGGGCTATGCAATTCAAAACAATGGTGGACCAACAACCCAAGATACAAACATTTGGCAATTGGTTCTCAAAGATTTGAACTGTGAATTCCCTGTTCGTACAGCAACTTTAGATGACATCGATGGTTTAGAGTCAAACATTGTTTCTGACATGATGGCTGAATTTGGTCAGGTTGAAGCCCAGTCGATGATTTTAAACTTCGATGATGGTACACAAGGTACTACTTATGGTGGTAGCAATGGTCTTCGTGGTCTAAATCAGTATGGATATGCCGGTGCATTTACTGCCGGATTAGTTCATGCCGCCGCATTTGGTTCAAGCGGTGTAGCTACTACTGATGGTCTATCAACTATCAATACTTATGACCAGTTAACAACTAATGGTGCTTTACAAGTAAATCAATTGACTTATCAAGATGTGGTCAATTTTATTTACTCTCTACCAAACCAATACTGGACAGACTCTGCTCGATTCATGATCAGCCCACTCCAGTTGCAAGTTATTCGTGGATTAGTTGATGACAATGGTAGACCAATTTACATTGATGGTCTTGCTCGTACTGATGGTATTGTTGGTCAGTTGCTAGGCTTCGATGTTGTGGTTAATAAGTATCTAGATACTCCATGCTATGCAGGTGTTGATAAAGCTGACCTCTATCCAATGTTCTTTGGTGATTGGACTAAGGGTCATGCAATCGTTGATCGTTTAAATATGGTTCTTCGTAGATACGATCAGACACAACCAGGATTTATAACATTCTATGGCGAGAAGCGGTTATGCTCTAGTGTTGTCGATCCAAATGCTTTAGTTGCTTATCGTTCTACTGCGGATGCAAACGACTAAAAGGAATGGGGGAGAAATCCCCCTCCTTTTTTTAACTTATTTGGAATAAATATATATGGCAAACTTAATTCTTGAAGCGGTCAAATCAGCCATTAAAGATGGCGAAGCAACAGTTAACTTAAAAGAAGCCTCTGCGCTGACAGGGTCAGGATCAGGAATTGGTGGTCGTGTATTTTATGATGATTCTTTTGCGGCTTTGCGGATGGCTAATCCTATTCGCAAAGGTGCAAGACAATTTACAACTACAGGATCTGATGTTCAGTTTGTAGCTAAAACTGGCAACATAACAAATATACAAAATGGCGCAGTAGTAACTGCCTCAATTACAGCATCTGTAATGACTGTAACTGCTGTTACTAGCGGTGTTTTGCGAGTAGGACAAGTGCTTTCAGGTTCAGGAATTAATGCAGGTACTTATATATCTGCTTTAGGAACTGGCACAGGTGGAGCAGGAACATATACAGTAGTTGGTGATACTACAGCAACATCCACAACAGTTACCGCAGTTGGAAACCCTTGGGGTTACTATCCAATTAACAATAATAATGCCGCTACTGGATTAAATACTTCTATATGGCAATTGCCTGTAAGAGCAATTCAAGCAAGTGTTCCAATTCGAACAGCATTTTTAGATGATGTAAATAATATTCAAGAATCCATTGTTATGGACATTGCTCTTGAGATGGCTCAACAAGAAGCCCTTTCAATGATGTTCAATAATGATCAGGCAGGTTCTACTACTGGTTATTATGGTGCTACTCAAGGTCTTCGAGGTTTAAATAGTTATGGAAATTCTACTTCTGCCGCATCATTTGGCTCAAGTGGTATTGCAATGACAAATGGTCTTCATACTGTGTTAAGTGTTGCCGCAGAAAGTGCAAGTGCAATTAGTTACAATGACATTGCGAACCTAGCCGGTGTTTTGCCTCCTCAATATTGGAATAGTCCTACAACAGCTTGGATGATGCATCCAACAACCATTAGAAATTTAAGAGAATTAACTGGTGGCACTACAGGTCTTCCAGTTTTCCTAGAAGTTGGTGATGTAGATGGTGGCGCAGTTACTAGAATCTTTGGATTCCCAGTTATTGCTAATCCATATATGGATGTTGCAGGAGCAAACAACTACCCAATTTATTTAGCTTGTTGGGATTGTTTTGTTTCTATTGCAGACAATGAATTAATGAGTATTAAGATGTTTGAACAGACTGCTCCCGGATTTGTCACTATATTTGCTGAGAAAAGAGTTTGTTCAACAATTAGGGATGTTTTTGCAGGTGTAAGACTAAAGAATCCTGCTAGTTAAAAATGCCGTCTAACTTATCCACAACCAACTTTTTAGGCGCACCTAGAAATCCTTGGTCTTATCAGAAAGTCGAGCAGATAGACAGAGATGTTTCTACTCCTTGGCTGACTCTTGAGGAAATTACTCAACAGTTAAACTTATTTGATGATGAGAGCCAAGACAGTTATTTAACAGGGCTTGAATTAGCTACTAGGATGGCTGTTGAAGACTATCTTGGTATGTCTATATTGCCTGTGCAATATAAAGCTTACTATGGGGCTACAAACAATTCTATGGGGATGCAAACCTCATTAGATTTACCTGAAATATCTCAAGATACAAATGTAACAACCGGAGTTACTATTAATTGGGTCAAATACTACAATATGGAGACTCCTCCAGTATTGACAACTATTGAAAATACAGAATATTTTTATGATCCAACTGGCAATAAAGTAATTATTAATGCTTTGCCAAATGACATTAACACTTTTATGACCAATCCGGTTGTTGTGTTATATGAACTAAATTCCAATCCAATTGGGTCTTATCCGGTCATTAAACAGGCAGGACTGCTAATACTGACTCATTTATACAACAATCGTAGTGATACTTCTACAGATAAATTAAAACAGATACCTTTTGGAGCGCAAACTTTATTGCGCCCATACAAACCATTGGTGCTTTAAATGGGAATTGCTCGATTTGAGAACCTTGATATTAATAATGTCACTAATAGCATTGACGATATTGGGCAACAAACCACATCTACAACTAAATGGTTTTCTACTAGAGCAAGAGTGGCAGATGTTAATAACTCATTAAGGATTTCTGAAAGGTATCGAGTTTATTCTGATTTAGTAAACTTTACCTTTAATTACACTCCTAATTTAAAACAAGTAGTAGATGATCAGAACCTGTACAGTATTACTT